ATGTACCACGGCGCAGCTTTTTTCCTGCAGGCCAAATTCTTTCTGATTCGTCGTTTTGATCGATGGTCTTTCGATGAGGATCATGAGTTTGAAATCATTGCCGGTGAAAGCGACGTTGATCGTGATCGTGAAGATCAGCTTGATTCAGAATATCAAGATTACCTAGATAGCCTCTCTAGCCAGGCTAAGGCCAACGACTGATAACAACCCTCGAATCACCTACCGGGATCATTGCGATGCCCGGTGGCTGATCCGCGCACAACGCGCTTTATGCGTAGCCATTCCACTTCTTTTTTCCGCGCCGCTCCAGCTCCTTTTTCATCAGTTGTCCATCTCTTTGCATTTCCTCTCTCAGCGACTGAATCTCCTCTGCTGTCAGAGGCCCTACAGTTGAATTCCTATTCCTGATTTGCTTTGGAGTAGGGCTTTCATCGTCAGAGTTTTTCATTCCCGTACCTCGATGGTCTTGCTTACCTCGACCTGCCCGAAGGGCATTAGGCGCTAAGTTACTCTTGAGTCTGGAGCATCATTCTCCGCGCCGATACCCCGCAACGCGGGCCGGTCTGTCGCCCAAAGAAAAACCCCTGCGATCGTCAAATCACAGGGGTTTTCTTCGCGATCAAATCAGCAGGCATCAGTGAGCATCCACGTCGCGCATTGATTACCCATCTGTTTGTCAGCATCTTTGATGCGTAGCCACCGCGGTCCCGTGACGATTAGCGCTATCGCCGGACAGGTCCCGGCAGGTCCTTTTTTCTAGCAATTTTGGCCGGTGGCAGTTGCCCCCATCTTTGCACTATGGCAACACATTCTTGCCACACTTCTTACATTATGTTGCCCCAATCTAGCCACAATGCTGCCACCATGTTGCCCCAATACAGCCACAGTGATGCCACCATGTTGCCTCAATCTAGCCACAGTGCTGCCTTCCTAGCGGAAGGTACGGCACTCGCCTCGGTGTTCTTTGGCGGCCTTGTTTGATCCCCAGAAATAGCCGAGCATTCCCATGATGCCTACAGGAATCAGCGCTCCAAACCCGAAGCCGTATCCTAATGTCAGGGCTGTGCCCAGGTATTTGTTGAATGCTGCCGGGATTCCAAACATCAGCAAAGCGCCTATGACCGCACCTACTATTGCCATGAACACCCCGGCCTGGTGCATCTCGTGTTGAGTCGCTCCCCAGATGACGGTGCCTAGGCAGCCTTGGCAGGTGGTAACACCGCTGTTGAACTCATAATGACAATGCCCACACGTGAACGTCTCTGCTGACATCTACTGCTCCTTCTTCGATCTGTTTTTTTGGTTTTTGCTGATTGGTTTTCTGAGCGAAGCGGGTGGGGGTGCTGTTACACCCCCACTTTGGTATGGAATCCCGTACTTTTTCCTTCACTCGTGTACTTTTCTTCTACCTCAAAGCTTCCTGCTCGTATCCGAATAACACACCTTTTAGTGCAATTTTTGCTTGATGTCTTATCTCAGGAGGCAGGGCATCGAATCGCTTTAAGATGGGCACCATGTCTTGGGAAACCACCATTTCGGATGGCTCTAGCAATAGCTCATCCGTGGTTGTTCCTAGCACGTGTGCGAGGGCTACAACTTTGTCCGCAGAAGGGATGCCGCGTCCAGCTTCATAGGACGTGTAGCTTGATTTGCTGATCCCCGCAGCTTCCCAAACCGCCTGTTGCGTTAAGCCCTTTGCTTCGCGGTAGCGCTTAAGATTTGCACCAATGGTCACGGCTCGTTCACCTGAGTGGTTGTTCATGTGAACCATCCTAATTGCTGGATACGCATACAGTACCGATATATCGGTACATTTCTGCTTGCATTCGACAATCACAACATCTCATAATCCTGCCACTTCTATATTGGAATACAGATATTGACAGGTAATGGCATGTTCATCGACTGGCTCTCCGTTTCACAGGAATTCGACTGCGACCTACCGGACGTCACCGGTATCGTGATCGAGACCCTGTGCAAAAAGACCGGCGAGCGGCTGTCATCCCGTGAACCCAAATTCAAGCACGAGGGCAGTTGGTCAACGTCGATTTCCATCAACATTCAGGGACGCCGAATTTCCGTCGAAGGCAACCCCAGCAGAATCGACCGCCAAGACAACCTTTTCGGCTACGCGACTATTGAGCAATGCATCGCTGTCTACAATCGCATCCTTGCCGAATATGGCTTGCCTCGTTTTACCAAATGCACCCGGATTGATTTCCTACAGTCCGAGGATGGCAGTCGTGCAAGTACAACGGCTGACGGTGTTGTCATTCATACGATCCACCTGACAACAAATCACAGCGTAGGTAAAGGCAACGTCACGCAGTACCTGAAAGGCCTATCCAGTCAATCAATTGGTAGAAATTACGGTTTTCTTTACCCCAACGGAAGAACCGTGACATGGACGCCAAAAGGGGAAGGGAAGGGTGGTCGCCTTCAATATCGTAAAGCCTATGACAAGGCGTTTGAAATTCAAGACAAGCTTTTGCCCAAGGTGAAAAGGGCATTCGGGGAAAACTCCGACGAATACGGATATGTAAAAAAGATCCAAGCCTATTGCGAAGAGCATGGCGTTGTTCGTATGGAACAAGAATTGAAATCTGAATATCTCAAACGAGAGCATCTAGCGTATTGGGGCCTGTTTGATGAAGGCGAATTCGCCCGTTTGCACGGTGAGTTCTTAAAGCTCGATCAAAAGCTTAAGGTGAATGCTATGGACTTGGTGTCTATATCTGAACAGTTGATCCTTGAAGGCGTTTGTGAAACGACCAAGGCCGCGAATACTACAGCGATGTACGCAATTGAATGGATGTCTGGAAAGACGTTCGACTTCAAAAAAGCTCAGGTAAAAACCCACCGTGCACGCCTTAATCGAATTGGCATTGATATCAAAATGTCTTTTGATCGTGAGAAATTTTCACCGGTTATTGTTCGAGAGATTCGCGAAGTTACACGCGTCTCCGTTCTGGATATTCCACATTGGTACAAGCGTCCGGTTGGTCACCTCCATCTGGTGGCTGCATGAGAACTGTCTGCTTTCACGGAACGCAGCTTAGCGCAGGTCAACGGCGTCAAATAGACTTTCAGAACCTTGCACGCAAGGCTTTTTTGAGCAATGTGCTGACTGAGTCTGTTGAGCTCACGTTGAATACGCTTGAGTTAAGAAAGCAACAAGGCCTTAAGCCCGAGCGCATTTTGTCACTAGACCGTGAAGAGTCTGGCACTCCATGTTTTGCTGATTGGATGGGCTTTTAATGGATCGTGTTGCTTACCAGAATTTGCGATTTGCTGTTGAAGCAGAAATTATCAATGCCAACATCGATTCAGATTTTGACCAGACTAGTAGTGTAAATAGCCTTATGCGAATTTTTCTGTCCGCCTTGGCTCAACAGGAAGTCAACCGACAGCGTTCTCGTCGTGAGTTCAAAACTTTCAGGCGTAAACCTGATGTAATCGTGCCCAGCTGGGCATTTCACCCCCCAGTGGAAAAGAAGAAATGAAAATCCTTAAAGGCGTTATCGTCGATGTTCTCGACAAGGGCACACCAGAAAAACCGTGGGCCATCGTTGGCATTCAAGCTGAGAGCGTTAATCGCAACGGCATGAAGCAGTTTGAACTGTTCGAACTCTCCGTGTTTGGTGATGCGGTCAAAAACGGCTTGCATAATGTCTACCGCGCTCAAAAAGGTGTAGAGGTTTATGCACCTTTCTCGGTCAGCTATAACGAGCGCTACAAAGAACTGAATTACCAGCTCGCCGGAATTCCACTTCGTCTGGATGAGGCGCGCCCAGTTCAACCTGTTACTTCTGCACCTCAGAAGTCAGCGTAGTTTTCAGTTCATAAGTTATTAACCCTTTGGGGAATAAACTGATGATCGAAGCCTTTAATCAGATATCGCTAGGTGATATCTGGTTGTTGCAATTCATGCAAGGCGTTGTTGCGTTATTAGCGCTTGGCATGATTCATGGGCACCAGAGGTAGGGTATGGCTCTTTCGCTCAGCACGTACTTTACCCTTTTGGGGTTCTTTTTTGGCGTCTACGGGCTTGGCTGCGTTTGGGGCAGGTTCTTGTTAGGCATGAAACAACTTCTCGATGCGAGTATTTAAAATGGAAAAGCTTCAAGCGATGTTCAAGGCAACTCCTGCTGTAGTTCGTAAAGTTGCACCTGCTGTCGCAGTCCTTGCGTTCTCTGGTGCCGCCATGGCTGCTGATGGTACGGCCACTGGTTTTGATGTGACTGCTTTTCTCGATCCTGTTGTTGCCGCGCTCAAGGAAAACATTTCCACCATTGTTACCACGGTAGCCGGTGTTTTTGCGATTTACTGGGGAGCCACTTCCGGTATTCAAGTCGTCAAAAAATTCCTCGGCAAGGTTACCAGCTAAATGTCCCGCAGGGTTTTCCTGACCCTGCTTACTGCCCCGGTGCTGTTTCTAGCGTCGGGGCAATCTCAAGCGGTGTCTTACACTACTTCCCAGACCTCATCGACCAACTACGCGACTGTGGAAGCGGCTTGCATGGGAACAACTGACTCCTTAAATGCGGCTGCCGGTAAGGTCTATACCGAATTTAAATTTCTGTCTGCCGCTAAAGTTGATGGTGCACAAGTTAAATATACGTGCAGCTTACAGGGGCTTTACAAGTGGGACAGTTCTTGGCGTGATTTAAAATCAACGATTTTTGAAAGACCAAATGGCTGTGCCCCCGGTGCAGCGGCTGCCGTTCGTGGACCAACTGCGTCTGCAACATATTCAGAATCGTTGGGAAGCTACATTGTCGCCAGTCGTCCACCTGAGTCTGGCTGTTTCGAGGGATGTCAATTTGAGCAAGGTTCCGGCAAAAGTTTGGGCTGCTACTTAGTAGCTGGCTCCACTACGCAGGGCTTCTGCAACTATCAAATGTCTGGCATTGGAACCTCGTGTAGTGCTTCAACACTTGTCGGTCCTGCGACTGGTGACTCTCTTAAAAAACCTGATGAAGAAGATCCTGACACTGACGATGACACAGGCTCTGGTGGTGATACTGGCGGAACTACTACCCCTCCGACCGTTCCCGATATAGATTGGGGCAGTGGTGGTTCTGGCGGCTCCGGTGGCTCTGGCGATACAGGATCGGGCGGTTCTGGCTCAGGTGGTACGGGTGAAACAGGAGGTTCTGATGGCTCTGATGATTCTGGTGGCACTGGTGGCGGCGGCACCGTTGTTCCTGGTGGTGGCTCTGGTGGTGACGGCTCTGCTGTCCCTGGAGGTAACACTGGCGGCGGGTCAAATTCTGGCGGTAATACTGGCACTGGCAACGGCGGTAACACTGGTTCATCTTCACAGCCATGCAAGGGAATAAACTTCGGTGAGGCTGGCTGTCCAGAATACGGTAGTGCTCAAACTATTAATGGTAGCCTTCAAGGCACTGCCGACTCTGTAAAACAGATTCAGGATAGTCTTTGGACTTCATACGACAACGTACAGAACCAAGGCAACAAAACACAAGAAGATGCAGAGCAGAGTTTAATGCAGCGCTTTGGCTCGATGCTTCCAGCACCCGGAGCTTGCGTTAATCCTGTAATGGATTTTGGTTGGACCGTCGTTGCTGTAGACGTCTGCCGTTATACATTTGTTAAGCAGCTCCTTTCATGGATGTTTGCATCATTTACTCTTTATTACGTGTTTCGCGTGATGACGTCTCTCGGCTCGAATTCTGAGGTTTAGCTAATGCCTGCTATCTTCTTGCTGCTTTCCGGTATAGCAACTTTTCTTTCGGAAACATTTGGGCGATACCTATCACAGAAGCTTGCCCATCTTGCCAGCGCCTTGGTCACTCTCGGCGTTCTGTTTACTGCCGCATACGCTGCGTTAGATTCTCTCATGGCCGCGCTTTCCACTCAGTTTCCGGCTGAATATGCATCTCTGCTTGTTGCATTCCTTCCTGACAATACTATGGCATGTATTTCTACGGTGGTTTCAGCTCGGTTTATTAAAGCTGCTTTCGACTGGAAAGCTCGATTGGCGTCTATGAGTTCTCAGGGGGCTTAAAATGGCAGTGTATGCCGTAACGGGTAAGCTCGGGGCAGGGAAATCTCTTTATTCAGTATTTAAGGTGCAGCAGTATCTGTTCCAAAAAAGGCGCGTGGCTTGTAATTTTGATATCAATATCGGCAAGCTCCTCAGCGAAAATAACAAGACTGCCAATGTTTGTCGCCTCCCTGATATGCCGACAGCCGATGACATTCGCGCTCTTGGAAGAGGCGACGGTAAGCCTGAAGATTCAGATTTTTATGATGAGTCAAAGTTCGGTGTCATTGTGCTTGATGAGGCCGCGTTATGGCTTAACTCTCACGACTACAATAAGAGTGGTCGCCGTGACTTGTTTAACCTGTTCATCCTGATTCGCAAAATGTGCTGGGATGTGTACATCCTGATTCAAAACATTGATGTGCTTGATACACAGCTCAGAAAAAGCATCTGCGAGCATGTTGTTTATTTGATGCGGCTGGACCGGGTAAAAATACCCGGCGTTTCTCAGATTGGCTTTATTGTGACTCTGGGCTTTTGGTCTGGTCGCCTTCCACGCATGCATCATGCTGTCATTCGTTATGGAGCTGGGCAGAATGCGATGCGAGTAGGTTCTGAGCAGTTTCGGGGCACCTCTTTATATGGTGCCTATAACACTCGCCAGAAGTTTTATGAGAACGGCGAAGAGGTTGGCACTCATTGTGTGATTCCTCCCGGCTTGATTCCTAGGCGTGTTCCAGCAGCTAAACTTAATTGGGGTTTCATTTTGCGTGCTACCAAGATTTACTGGAAACGCCTAAACCGGATTCTTTGTGTACTGCTTGGAGCTGCATTAACTGCACTGGTCTTCAATTATTTCAAACCATCGTCTGCGTCGGTCATCGTGGCTCCGGCAGCACCGTCGAGTATTGCGCTCGATCAATACCGCTCTTTCAAGATTGCGTCATCTCGTAATTTCAATGGCAACTGGTCCTATGTTTTGTCTGATGGCTCCAAACAAGTTACATCTGATGACTTGATCAGTCTTGGACTTTCTGTTTATCCGCTTGGGGCAGGGCAGTTGAAGCTCCAGTCCGATAAAGGCACTGTCTTCATTTTCAGGTGA